CGCCATTCCCGGCCGGCACGCAGTTCATAGAGATGGCGGTTGATGCCAATGGCCCGGCGAACATAACGATCGATAGCACGCTCACTTCGGTCGGCATAACCAATGGTATCTTGACTACGCAGCAAGCGACGTTGACGACTACGGCATGCCGTATAGCGGCCAATGAGCGATTGGTACGGCGAGTCGCCCAAGTCCGAGTCCCTGTACAGGGCGCGAGCGGTGCCGGATTCGCATTGCCGATTTCGCTGCAGGTAATCATGGGTACAGCGGCGGCGTAATGGACGTTCGCGATTGGGTAGTGATAGGACTGATGGCCGCGATCCAAGTGGCGGCCACAGTCTTCATTTTCATGCACCCCGACGCGGTGAACTTCGCGACGTGGGCGACGATAGTGGGCGGCCTCACGACGGCCTATCACTGGATGGTGATTCAAGACTCGAAAGAGAAGGATGCTTGACATGGGTGCATTGCTGGCCCTTATTCCCACAAAGGATCTCGTATACGGGGCGCTCATCGTGATGCTGATCGCCGCGGGCATCTACGAGCGGCACCATCTCATCGCGGAAGGCCAACAGCACGAACTCGCGGCGCTGAAACTCTCAAGCGATCGTCTCGAAAAGCAAACCGCGGCGCAAACCGCGAATCTTCAAGCCAAAGCCACCATGGCGGAGCAAGCGTATGACAAAGAGCAACTTCTTATTGCCAATCAGCCTATTGATTCTGTCCGGCTGTGCGTCAACCCCCATAGCCGTATCATCGTGTCCCCGGCCGGCTCCGCCGTCGCCGGAAATGCAAGTGCCAGCGCCGCCCCCGGCAGCGTTCAGCAAGTGCCTGCGGGAGATTCTAGCGTCGCCGGCCCCGATATCGGTGGAATGCTCGACGCTCTTGCAAAGAGCGCAGACCAAGTAAGTGCAACCCTTCGGGAGTTTCAATCGAGATGAGTGTTCAGGACTACATCCCGCATGGCATGATCGCAGCATTCGCATCCGTGGTGACCTATGTCTTTCGCGATCACACGAAGCAAGACGATCGGCGCTTTGAGGAAATCAAACAAGGATTCGCCGAGATAAGCGCGCGACAAACCACGATGACCGACACGATGGCCGCGAATCACGCTGAACTGTTGCGCGTAATGTTGGAAGGCGAGCGCGAGAAGCGTCTGTGAACAGTCTAGGTGCTGCCGGCACCAAGCTCATACAGAGCTTCGAGTCATTCACCGATAGGGCGTACAAAGACCAGCGCGGGATATGGACGATTGCGTGGGGTCACACTGGAGCTGATATAGGTCCGGACTCTACCTGCACGGAATACCAGGGAGCGCAATGGTTCATCCAGGATACTCAGATCGCGGTTAATGCGGTGAATCGTACGATCGACGTTGCTCTCAACCAGAACCAATTCGATGCGCTCGTTTCCCTTTGCTATAATATCGGTCAAGGTAACTTCGCATCTTCGACGCTGGCTCATTATCTGAATAAGGGCGATTACCTCGGGGCCGCCGATCAAATATGCGCTTGGAATCATTGCGGGGGACAAGTCAACCCTGGTCTCACCCGTCGTCGTCTCGCCGAGCATGATCTATTTCTGCTTCCGGTAAGTTAGCGAAAAGGGTTGGAGGCTCGCGATGAGGGCGACTTCGGGCGCGACTTTCGCACGTATGAGCAGATCAAGGTATATGCCGAGCCATGTGGGGCCGTGGTCTTGGATACGATCGCCATGAAGGGACCAAGCAATATGATGTGCCGCTTCATGCAAGGCGGTTGGAACGTTGAGCCCACCGCGGTCTTCGTGCCCCCATCCTTGGAGGCTGATGTAATCCTTGGTCGGAATTGAGAAACTGAACGATCGCTTGTGATGGGTTGTGACAGTTGGGCACTTAACTTTGTAATGGCGGCACGCCGTCGCGATAAGTCGTCGACAGGCGCGGATGCCGACGTGATTTCGGTTCCAACCCGGCCACGAGTCTTCCCAAAGGTACACATCGTTTTTATGCGGGTCCAGATCATCAGACTGCGAAGATGCCACGAGCGATCTCCCCGCGGTCTTTGTGATACGTGCAGCTTATCGCTTGACGCTTGGAAATGTAGCCATTCCGCGCGGCGTAAGCGTCCGGAGCGGCAATCGTAGGATGCTGGAACACCGTGATCCCTGCGTGTTCCTGTTCATGTACGTTGTGTAGATGTCCTGTATGCACTACGCGGTGCTTCGTGCGGCCCCATATTTCGGCGAATTGAGCTGCGAACAAAAGAGGCAGTCGGTCTTTCTTTGAAAGGTGTCCGTGATGGAATCCAATCATGTTGGTGCCAAATTCGTAAGCCGTGTACGGATTTGGCGACATGCCGATCTTAATCCGCGGATTCTCCGCGAACAGTTGTGCGAACATCACTCTCAGCCACACCGAACCAGCGGGATCGTGATTGCCTTCGTGCATATAGACTTGCACCAAGGGGAATTTTATTAGCGCATGTGCGATGATCCGACGCAGGACGCGCACAGCAACTTCGACTACCTTCTGATATCGGGAATCCGCATCGAGCACATGCTTGGATGTAGGTGTTAACGGCACTAATGAGTCGAAATGTAGGAAATCGCCCAACTGATTGATGATGCCCACTCTGCTCGCAGGTGCCGCATCGATCATCTGGCAGAACGTCTGCACAAGCACTCGCTCCGCAATTATCAGATCCCAATCCGCTCCGGTTTCCTTGTCCCATGCGAGCATACCTACGTGTGAGTCGGTGATAGTGATGAGGGTGAGCAGATCGAGCGCTTCGTTCGACACCGGCGTCCCACCAATGATCGGAATAGGCTCGATCTCTTTGCACATCGCGGCGAGCGCAGCTTTCTGCATCGCCTGTAGTTCTTCGAGCGCGCGATCTGTTTTCACCCATTGGCCGCGCGCTTCCATCTGACCGGTTTCTTCGTTCCGGCTGTAATACGTGGACGTACCTTTGAGTTTGTACCCTTCAGGCGGTGCGGCCTTCTCACCGACGATGAGTGCTTGGTTCTCAGGCTCACGATTTTCGAGAGTCGCTTTGTAGTAGCGGTCACGTAGCGTGGTGCGACTCATGCCGAGCGCGCGGGCCGCGGCGGTTACAGATCCGTGCGCGGCGACGGCATCGATCGCCTGTTGCAATTCTTCGGGCGTGTTGTCGGTGATAGACAAAGGGGCTCCTAATCGCTATTGGGAAAAACTGTCGCCAAGCGGCTTATCGTGCTTTGGTGCCTTCTCCGGTAATTTGGCGCCTTTCGGCGTTGCGGCTATGAAATCTGCTCCAACCGACTTCGGTATACCGAGGGTGCTCTTGCCTTCCTTGGCGGCGTACATCGCGCGGCGCTGCGCTTCGCTGACGACTGGCATTATTGCTTCCCGAACTGCTGGCCGAGCGCGGCGTTCGGACCAGGGTCAGCCTGATTGATGGCATTCTCGGTCGCCCGCGGAGCGCGAGTCGTATTGGGGTTCAGCGCCGACATCAACTGCCCCAACATCTGGAGAATAGCTTCCCCAAACCCCGGATGCTGCATGGCGGCCTGAGCCTGCGGCGACGGGGAGGGAGGGGGCGGCGCGCTGGCGCTCGCCTGCGGGCTGAACGCACTGATTTGGGGCGGAGTTACCTGCACCGTGCCGTCCGGATTGACATTTGGCTGCGGCATTAGAATGACTCCCCGAGCGGCTTGAAGTGACGTTTTGCCATCCTAGCGAAATTAGCCCGTTTGGCTTCGACCGGCCCCTTGGCGGCTTCCTTCTTGATATCAGACTGAGTGATGGGCGCTCCCGGCTTCTTGCCTAGATCCCTGTGCATCGCACCCTTCTTGATGTGACCGAACGCTGCCATGTTCCAACTCCCCTATCGTGTCAGGATCTTCGGATTCTAACTTAAGGATCAAGGAAGGTCCATTTGTCGATTTGTAGCCTCCAGGGCAGGGCTCCCAGCCCGGAGGGCAATCCAGTTGGCCCGTAGTGGCGGCCGGGGTGCCGATCGCCGCTCCTGGAGCTTCTACGGCGGTCGGCTTTGGCTGACAATCCTTGTTATTTGACAATAGCGCAGGGTACTCGAATTCGAGGATCAATTCGAGATAGTGCATGGCCTTATGGATATCCTGTGCGCCGCCCTTGTCTTTATACCGGGTCACGTACTTGATGACGTTGCCGGCAAGGAACGAGAGGCCGTTGCGCGCGTTGTACTCGGCCGGTTGGATTGCGTACTTGCGGTAATGATCGCCGCCTACTTGCCGCTTCGTAGCTTCCTCGCGGGCCATCTCACTCATTCCATCGCTCATGGGGATATCTCCGTTTTGTCGTACCACGTATCGTTCAGCATGACTTGCCAGCCGCGCGAGTTGAAGCGGATGCGCCGTATGCGCATCGCTCGCGGCGAGCCGCAGCGCAGGTACACAAGATCGCCGCGTTTCATGTTCCTCTCCGTTTGGTAGCTAACAGCAGCGCGTCGAGCACGCTGCGATCCGATGTGTTGCATTCGATGACATCTTCATCGAGCGTGTTCTCTGCGACGATATCGTATACCCACACCGGCTTTGGGTTCTCCGGGTTCAATTGCATCTGGCGCATCGGGCCTATTCTTTCGAGCATTTGCCACGTCGCACCGGATTTCCAGATATGTCCAAACCGTACGAGTATGTTGCAGACGGCTTGAAGACCATCAATTCCGTGACCCATTGACTCAGGGTGCGCGATGCCAATTCCTGCGTTGCCGGATTTGAAAGCTGCCAACCCCTGCTTCGTTGATAGCTCGACAGCACTCGGGAAAGCCTTCTTAATTCGCTCCACGTCGGATTTAAACGAGTATTGGACAAGCACTGGAGCAGAACCGCTTTCCGAAATGATGGATCGCAATGCTTCGATTTTTTCGTCATGAATGGGCGCCCATTTAGGGTAATCAGTGTATATGGCCCCGTTAGCCAATTGCAAGCACTTATTCGTCAGCGCGGCTTGATTGAAGACTTCGACTTCGCCGTGCTCGGCGAGATCGATGAACAACTCCCGCTCAAGCTCGCGGTAAATCTTTCGAGCTGCCGGCGGCAATTTAACATTGATTCGGGTAAGGATTGGTTCCGCAAGATCGTAGTAGTCTTTAGGCTCGATTGAGATGCAGATGTCGCGGACGGCTTCATGGATTTCTTCCTCGGAGTGCGGCATAGGCTCAATCGCCCGACTGTACGGGTTCTGTCTGAACCAGCGTTGTAGGAACGCTGTATACGAACGCCCAAGCCGCTCGCCCTTATCCAGAAACCACATGTGGCCCCATAGATCCTTGAGCCCTTTGGTTGTCGGCGTGCCGCCCAGATTGATCCAACGATCGGTCAGATTGTGAGCGATACGGCCGAGTGAGCGGGCTCGCTGACCGCCTTGCGAGGCGCGGAAACCTTTGAGTCGATCGCACTCATCGGCGATCACATATCTAAAAGGCCAGCGCTCTAGGTACTGCTCGACTAGCCAAGGGGCATTCTCGTAGCTTACGGTAAAGATGTCGGCTTTTGATTTGAGCTTATCCCTTCTAACTTTAGGAGTTCCCGTAAGGGGCATGATGCGCAGATCTCGAAATTGTTCCCATCGCGCCATGTCTTCAGGCCAAGTGTCGCGCGCAACCCGCATTGGTCCGAGCACCAACCACGGCTCATCGCCAACTTCTCCAAGCAATCTAAGTAATGCAATGACGTACTCCAATGCTGATGTTTTACCCGAGCCCATGCCGGCCCACACGCCGCAGCGCTTGTGCTCGGTCGCCCATTCTACCATGGGTTTTTGGATGGGGCGCAGAGTTAGAGGCTGCACAGAAACTCATCGACGTGTTCAAGTGTTGAAATTACTATGACGCGAAAAGGAATGGCGCGTAAACGTGCATGCATGCGGATTTGCTCAGGGCGTAGTCTACCTGTCGGCGATTTCAATTCTACGAAGATAACCCGCGGCGCACAGATGCTAAACTTATCGGGCGACGGCATCAACACAATGCGATCTGGCACGCCGCGCCGCCCAGGCGACACCCATTTGAAGCACTCGCCGCCACGAGCTTCAATGCTTTCCCTCAAATACTTTTCGATCTTACTTTCGGTAACGCGCACTGGTAAAGCCTTTGGCGGCGAGCGGAATTCCTCGCGCCCAACTGGAACTACCTGCAAGTAGATCACTGAGGTACCTGTCATTGTACTTGTCGTCGTCCAACGGTTCGGTAAGAACTTCATCGTGTACGCTCAATATTGGGTTGTATCCCGCACAATCGGCCGCACGTAATCCGTCGAGGATGATGTCGGCTCCAATTCCTTCAGCGATATTCTGAGCCCGTTTACCCGAGTATGTGCTGAGCCGTTTCCATTGCTTCGTGTAAGGGTCAACTCCCATGAACGAACTGGAGAACTCGTCTCCACGTGGCGCTGGATAGTTAAGATAGCGGCCACTAGGGAGCCTGATACGAAGCCAGTTTCCCTGTCGATCAACGTATATGTGAGATCCAACGGCATAAGATTTCCCCTTTACTTGAAGCGCCATCTGACACGCCTGGTCTAATTCGCCCCAGAAGTTGCAGATGGCAGGATGCGCTGCGCGCCACATGAGCACGAGCGCGTGACACGTCATCCAGATTCTTTCTTCGAGGCCGTATGTGCGTTTGCGCTTGACGGCTTTATCCCATGCAATCTTGCTTGCCTGTTTGTAATTCGCCGGAATGATAGGCCATGCGGACTTTGCCAAATCTTCAAGCCGAAGTCCGTAGGTCTCCGCCATTGAGCAAAAAGCTCCAACTCCGCCATAATACTGCAAGGCAAGTTCCAGGACCTTGCCGATTTGACGGCGGGGATCTTCGTCCCCAATCGTGCTTGGATCAATGTTGAACGCACGTGCGTAAGCGATCTTGTATAGGTCTGGACCTTTCTCATTGTCGTAATCCTCAAACGCTTTGAGCTTCCACTCCTCGCCCGCAACCCACGCGATGATGCGGCCTTCGATATTCTTCAAGTCGCTCGCGACTAGTTTACGGCCTGGTCCTGCGACGATGATTCCTCGGAGACAACTGGAAGCGAGTCCAAGCGTGTCGTCCGGGTCCCACAGATCGATCGCCCTTCGACGGAACAGTTCGATTGCAAGATCAATTTCCCATTGTGGATGCTTAGGTCTAGGGAGATTGTGAGGCTGGAAGGTTCGACCAGCCCAACGGCCTGTTCGAGCAGCCCCGCAGAAGATGAGTAGATTTCTAAGTCGGCCATCAACCTGTTGGTTAAGGGCGCGGCTATATTTAGCAGAACTTGATTTACTAGCTTGTTGTCTGACACGAAGCAGTTCCTTGATGTGCTCGGGTAGGGACTCATCTTCCAATCTGCGCTCAACCGTGTCGGCCGTCAAGTCCGGCAGATGCACGCCGTACTCCGCCATGTAGGCGCGAAGCCGTGCGACTTGCGTGGTGCGCTCGACTTCGAGCTGCGTCAACGTCAATGTCCGATCTGACATACGCTCTTTGGCAATCGCGGTCAGCTCTTTGGCGCCTTCGCACAGCTCCAAGTCAACGCCGACGCCGCGATCATTCATCCGTTCGTTTAAGTGCCATCCGGCCCACAAGCAGGCCGTGGCGTTCCACTTCGGAGTGGCATGCCAGACGGCCCGCATAGCTGAAACATCTGCTCCACCGTAGCTAAGAAACTGCGTCCATTCGGTAGGGCGGCTCTGACGATCGTTGTAGGATCCATCAGCGCAAGGCTTGCAGAATAACTGTATGAGTGCTCGTCCATTGGCTTGTTTTGTTTCATTGTCTTTCACCTTGAATATTTGGCAGAGTTTGTCGAGGCCGCCTGGCAAGCCGTGCATACGTGCCAGGGCGGCCGTGCAGCGCCACTTTTCGAGCGGCACCTTTGGCCACCAGTCAGTAGTGCCAAGCATCGTGCGATCGAATGCCGCTTCGTGCGCCCAGATCTCGTCGGCCTTTAATGCAGCACTAAAGAGATAACCTACATCGACCGTTTTCCTGGTCATGTCGATGACTTCGATCGGCCCATCATCGACGGCCCATTGGACCATGATGACTTCGACGGTCTGCGCATAGACGGCGAGGCCCTGCGAGAAGTTCGGGCCTCGCGTCTCACAGTCGATCCAGAGTTTACGGGCCAAACAGCTTCCTTGCGTCAGCTTCATCCTCGCGCAACTCGCGAGACGGTGTGCCGCGGATCATCCGCTTCGGGCGCTCATAAACGTACACCCACGGATAGCTGAACTTGAGGCCGTTCGGGCAGCGCACGGCCGGCTGCACGCCATGACAATCCTCGATCAGATAGACGCCTTGGCATCGCGGCCAAAGATTCTCGAAGCTCTTTATTTGATGCTCGGGATTGTGCGAGCCGTCATCAATGATGATATCCCAAGGGCCTAGTTTTGCAAATTCTGGATTGCATTGATCGTAAACTAATACATTGATGCCGGGTTCTTCAAAAACTGAGACGGGATTTATATCGACACCAATAATCTCCGCACCCGGCCCAAAGTAACGTTTCCAGAGTTGCAACGAACCGCCGTGATCTACGCCAAGCTCCAGCACGCGCGGCGACTTGCCGCGGAAGCGCGCGAAGTGCTTCTCGTAGATCGGGAAGTAGTGCAGCCACTTGTCGATCTGGCGACCGGCGTGCGTTTCGAACATGTAGAGCAAGTCAACTTCGT